CGCTGGATGTCGTCCTCGGGGTGCTCGCGCTTTTTCTTGTTAGAGGCGATGGCTGTCACGTCGGCTTGCGCGATAGCACCGCGCGCGACGAATTCCCGGATTTGTGCGTCACTCAAGCGCAAAGGAATGCTCCGGCCCCTGCGATTCTTAGGGGCGTGTATGCGATCACCAAACTAGGTGCGTTCATTTGCCTAGCTAGGGCAAGGAATTGCTTGACTCTCAAATGGTTGGGGGTATCTTCCGAATTTAGGTAGTCTCAGTTGGTCTCAGACAGTCTCAAGGAGAGATATGACATGGCAAAGCATGTGTGCGACGTAGCCGAGTGCGGAGAAGAAATTCCAGAGGGGCGCGGCAGCAAGGGCGGGCTGCCGATCTGCGACAAGTGCCGCAGTGCCAGCTACTACTGGAAGTCGAAGGGACTCGAAGCGATAAAGACGCGTCGCGAAAAGCTCCACTTCTGGGATAGCCGATTCGACTATCTATCGCCACGAATCCGGGAAATGTTGAGTGACGCGCGCGAGCGCGTGAGCGCGGCCCGCAAGCGTGCGCGGTCGGAATCAAGTTTGCGACACTGAAAGCCCGAGACACGGGCGGGAGTAGATTGACATGGCGAATGTAGAAGTGATTCGAGAAGGGTTCCTGATGGGCGAACGCGTCCCGCGACCGAAGAAAGGTCCGGGAGATTTCGCGTGGCCCAGTCCGCGCACGGTCGACGAGGCGACGAAAACCAAGTTTCGTGCGCGACTTACGGAAGAACTGCTCGCGCGCGGGATGAACCACAAAGATTTGGCGATCCTCGCGCACGGCGAAGTGCGACGTAAGAACGGGCACGTGGTGCCGCGTCAGCCCGCAGCGGCGCGCAATTGGGTGTTCGGGAAAAGTTTTCCGACAGCCAGCGCCGCCGAAGGGCTCGCGGGATATTTCAAGATCAGCACGGCGGACTTGCTCAAGCCCGCTGGCGATCTGAAGGCGATGCCACTGCTGCGCATGACTGCGAAGCAGAAGAAGGCGCACGCCAAAAACGGTAACGGGCACGATCACGAGGCGGCGGCGGCGATGTCTGGAAGAAAGGGTACGGGGGCAGTTAGGGTAGTCCCAGAGCCGCCGCCGCCTCTCCCGCTGCCGGAGGGCGCGAGTGCGCCCATCGTCGAACTGAAAAGTTTCCCAACCGATCCGCGTTTCATGGCGGTGTCCGTCAGCGGCGTGATGCCGGTGGACCGCGCGCTCGCGTTGGTGGCGATGATTCATCCCGAGCATCGTTAGACCCCGGGAAGTAACGGCACGTCGCGGCCGGATTCGTAAGCCCGCTTCAATGCGGGCAGCGCTTCGTCCGCGACCGTGCGACCGCCCGGCAGCACCGCATAGGGCAGCAGTTCCGTTTCCAGCGACGTGATGCCGCTGCGGCCCGCTTCTAGTTTCGCCTTGATGACCAGCGACAGCGCGCGCCAGCGCTGACGCGTCCGCTGATCCACGGTCGTATAGCTGCGACCGGGCACAGCTTTCGAGAACTGCGGCAGCGGCACCACGAAACGATAATTTCGCCCGCCAATCGCGAACGCCACCGCCGCGCTTTCCTTCGTCATCAGCGTGGCGAACCGTTCGGCGCCGGCCGCGTGCAACATGCGTTCAATCTCGCTTTTGGAACGATCTACCGGAACGTCGGTGCGTTCCGCATACACCCGCGCGCGGCTCATGGGCTGACGCCGCAGCGTTCGAGAGTCGCCGCGCAGTACCACAGTGGCGCGCCGCTCGCGCCGCGCTTCACGCTGCAAGCGAGGCAGATACGCGTGGTGTGCCGCTGGCCCACTTGGAAAGCTAGATGCTCCGTCCCGTTCGGGATCGTGGCATCGCAATCGAGGCAGACGTAATCGTTGCGGGCAATCTTGTACTTGCTGGTGGAGTACGTGCTCATAGCAGTTCAATGCGCGGGCGTTCGCGCGGCGGCGAGAGGTGATGGCGGTAGCCCGTCTCCCGCTCGAAGCATTCGGCGCATCGATAGCGGTAGATAGATGGCACCTTGAACAGCGCCAAGGCGTCGGACTGGCAGCCCCAGCAAATGCCGACGCGCGTCTCGGGCTCTTGCCCTTCGCGTTCGCGCCTCATGGGACGTTCCACGTGGACTTTTCGCGGTCCATGTTCGCCAGCACGTATTCGAGGAAGTTGCGCAGCTCGTAGGCGTTCTCAAAGTCGCCGAGTGCGTGCACGCGACCCTGCCGGCCGGGCGGCAGCGTGATCAGCAGCACCACGCGGTCGCCATCGCTGACTTCGCGCAGCTCGCGCTGCAAGACTTTCGCCGTGGCGGTCATCACGCGGCGGACGGCGCCTTCCTCGGCTTCGGAGACTGGGTTAGTTGACATTGGTGTTTCCCGGGTGGCCTGCGGTGCCGAACAATTCTTCCTCCACAACCGGAATCAGCGAGCGCACCGCGTCGTTATGCATCGCGAGCACGCTTTCGCGCGCCTGCGCGGGATGCCCGACCAAGTGCAAGGCGACTAACTGCACCAGCGCCGCCCCTTGCACTTCGGGACCGTGACCCGACAGCAGCGGGCGAATTTGATCCGCGAGCGCGGTTGAGCGCCGCATCGCTTCTTCCGCGTCAATCTCATGCATCGGGTAACCCTTGCACCGCATGCGGCCCGCCTTCCACTTCCAGCGTCGCGCCGGGCGTCAGCCGCGAGAACTGACGCGTGGCGAAGTCGGCGCCCGCTTCGATCAGCGGGGCGTGACAGTTGCTGACGCCCGCGACCGGGCCGGAGAGATCGACGGGCACCACGTAAATCACATAGGCGAACCGCTTCCCGAGATTCTGAGACAGATACGCGTCTAACAATCGGGCTTGCACTTCCAGCAGGTGCGCGAGCGGCGGCGTGGTGTTGGTAGAATTCACGCGCTGGCCTCGGCGGGTAGATATTGCTGCGCGTACTGCAGCCGCTGTTCCAGAACCTTTACCGCGTCCGGCCCGTCCGATTCGGCGGCGGCGCGCAAGTGCGGCAGACCGACGTTCATGGCCGCGATGGTTTCCTCGCGCGTTGCGAGTCGGCCCCGGTGCCAAAACGTGATGGTCTCCGGCTCACCCAGTGAGAGCAGCACGCCCTCGTTATCGCCATCGGAGACGCGGCGCGCCGTGTACTTGCGGGTGGTGTAGAGCGCGCAGGCGGTGGGATTGTGTTGCAGCATGCCCGGCGTTTCCGACCAGCCTTCCGGCAAGTTCGGCGTGCGGTACTTCGCCGTGGGGATGGTGAGAAACGGGCAGCCCTTCGCGGCGTACTCGGCACATTCCAGGTGGCACGGCGGCTCGCTCGTGATGCGGTTGACCACGCACATCGGGCCAATGCAAAACGTCATGAACACGCCGAGTTTTTCGCCGCACAGCCAGCACAGGCGATTGTTGATCGCGAGGAAAAATTTGCGGCGGTCCATCACGCGGAAGTCGGGCTTCCCGTCGATCCATTCGACGAACCACGGCACCGTGTAGCCGCGATGGTCGACGGGTCGCTGGCACATACGCGGCGGCACGATGGCGGCAAGTTCCGGCCGCAGACATTGGCGAGTCATAGCAGCTCCCGTGCGCGCCGGCTGTAGCGCTGGCTCGCGAAGTTCAACCCGAACGCACCCGCGATGAGCATCCACGCGCCCGCGAGATCGCGACGCCAGATAATCAGCACGCCAGCCACGATGCCGAGAACGGCGGACGCGGCCGAACAATGCAGCGAGCGGCGAAGCAATCGGCCAGCCTGCTCGCAACGCGCTTTCGCCCGCGCGTGGCGCAGCTCGTCGCCGGGCGTCATGGCTTTTTCTCCGCGTTCGTCACCAGCGCGACCGCCAGGACGGCGCTCACCACCTGATCGGTCGTGAGACCCGCGACGCGCGCCGCCTCTCGAATGACCTTCCAGAGCGGGCGCGGCAGATTCAGCGTTAAGATTTCATCCTTGCGCGCGCGCGCTGCTTTTCGCTTCGCCATGTCTTTCCCCGCGCGGAATCAACCGCGTCACTTTTTTTTTAGCGGCCTTGGCGGACTCGATGTCCGGCGGCTCTAAGCCGCCGAGTCTTTCGCTCTGCCACGCTTCGATGTCCGCGCGGGCGTAGCGCGCCCGGCCGTACAGCGTGCCGATGGGCTTGGGCAAACTACCGTTCGCCGCGAGATCGTGGAGCGTGTAAGTCGTGGTTCGCGCGTAGGCGGCGACTTCGCTGATGGTCATGCCCTCGGCCACGGTGTTCAGGTGGGCGAGGAAGTCCGCGAGGTCGTGGGCGTTGACGCACCACTGGCGGCCAACGTGGCGGCGGACTGGAAATCGGGGGTTTCTTCCGAAGCGCTGCCACTGCTGCGGGGAAATTCCCGTCAGCGTGCGGACTTCGGCCGTGGTCAAGAGTCTTTTCTCACCCTTCGCGCGCAGTTGCGCCAGCATCCGCTCGGCAAATAGCACGTGACATCCCCGTTGTCGTTCGTATTGGAGCGGCAAGCAAGCAACTGAGACGCCACTCGGAGTGGTTTGATTCTTACACTGCGATTAAGTTCGCGTAAATAGATTTACGCAATCGTCAATCAGTTAGAAACGATTGTTAAACCGTCAAAGCCGATGAGTATCGAGGTCGGCATAGTCCTAACTAGATTGCAATCCGGGTTTTTCCTAGGTCACGAATGCGACAGCCGAGGCGGAGTCGGTGTTCGGAGACAGGACAAGTGTCACGAAACCCCGCGCATCCACCCCGGCTGCAGCATGGCGATTGTAGCCGATGTCACAAATTCCATTCTCGTGACAGAGATATGGCCCGGCTAAATCCAGCTCTCGTGAATCGCCGGATCATCGGCCGGTGCACGGTTGAGGCAGAAGCTCCCGCCAGCGTCGCGGATCAGCGCGCGCGCCAGCTCCAGCGAATCGCATACGCCAGCTTCCGGCTCCGGGTTCTCACCCCACCACATGCGCACGACCCACTTGCCCGGGTAGTCGCGTGGGTTCTCGTAGACCGTCCATATCGGCGGAAACTTCTTGCGCGCTTCGTCGAGCGTCATCGGTGCGGGCGTGTTCATGCTGTCGACCACCACATCTTGTGTTCGCAGGTCCGCACGCATCGCGGTTGTCCACCGAAAGGCGGCTCCCTGCTACAGAGATTTACAGGGTAATACTCCGGATAAGAACGTTTCCTAGGACTCCGGGCGCGCGCGCGCGGGAACCTTTTTCTCCGCGCGCGTAAGAGCTAGAGAGCGGGCTAACAAGCGTAGGAAATTCTGGTTGCGTTAAGCAGTTCACGGGAAGCCCGCAAGATATCCACAGCCGACGCGCGGCGAGCGGCAACACAATCCCTTGTGTTCACTTTCGGAGGCGCGCCCGTTCGCGCGCCGTCAGCGGACGGATGGCGTTCAACGTCACGGCCATCTGCCGTGCGTCCCACATGTCGCATTCGGATTGCATCGCCAACCAGACTTCCGGCGCGGTACCCAGCAGGCGATTCAGCCGCAGTGCCATCGTCGGGCTGAGCGCCGCGTGTTCCAGCAGCAGCCGCGCGACGGTGACGCGCGTGACGCCGAGACGTTCGGCGAATTTTTCCTGCGTCCATCCGAGCGCGGGCAGCACGTCCTCGCGGAGAACTTCGCCCGGATGTGTCGGGCGCCGTCGCGGGTCTCGCTGCGCGTCAGTCATACCGCGAGATCGATGCGCACGGAGAACGGCACGCGCTTCGGTTCCTCGTGCAAGTCGGCTTCCACGATCACCAGCACTTCCACGCGCGCGATGTCGAGCCCGGTGATTTTCTGCAGCTCGTGCAACTGGCGCAGGATTGCCTGCTCGCAAAATTCGCGGTGGCGCCGCGCCTCGTCAGTCGTCAGTGCGGGGGCTTCGGGCATGTGGGCTCCTCACGGGTTGCTTCCGCTCCGCCGAGCAGAGAGTCGACCAGCCGCTGGGTCTGGATCGCGGCGCGCGCGGCGTTGCGCTTGCTCATGAACGGCGGGTCACCGTCCTCGGAGCCCGGGACGAAACACGAACAGCGGCGCAGCACGTGCGCGACCGAACCGCACAGCACGCGGAACAGGCACTCGTGGTGGAACGGCTGGGAATTGTCGGCGCGTTCACTCGGCAGCACGGGCTCGCCGCAGTGTTCGCACGTCTCGGGGTTCGGCTGATCCATTCGCACTCCCTCGCGTTTTAGGACGCGTCAGACGACCCCAGCGCGGAAGTCGGGGGTGGCGGGCATCGTCGCCCACGTGCGTTCTGGGATCGTTTGACGCGCACCCCCGACGCTTCCAGCGCTGCGCAGTGCGCGGCTGATGCAAGGGGGGCGGGTCGAATCGTAGCTGCCAGCCGACGCCTGCGCCATATATAATGTGTCCCTGAGTCCTACTGAATCTCAGCGAGTCTCAGCGAGTCGCATAAGAATAGGAATCGGGAGACGTGGGAATACCCAGTCAGGATCGGCTAACCACTTGATCCGCCAACACTACCCGGGCAAATGATTGCAATCCCCATAAGCAACCATCATCCTATGCGTTCGATCAGCCACGCGCTTGATTGTAACGCCCTCAGTGACTTACGTCAGTCTTGAGTCTCAGTTGGTCTCTCGCGTAGCTGTTTCGTACTCTGGGAATCTCTCAATTAGTAGGAATTCCCGGGGCCCCGATACCCATACCGAGGAGATTTCGACAATGACATCCGCAAGTGTTCGCAAGTCCGTTCCCTGCCTGACCGATCAGGACATCCGCGCCCTTGAGACGCGCCACAAGCCGTGGCGCAACTTTCTCGGGCGGGGTCTGTTCGTGTTCGTGTCGCCCACGGGGGCCAAGTCGTTTCGATTCAACTACCGCAACGCCGCAGGCGTCGCCAAGACGCACACCCTTGGCAAGTTCGGCAAGTTGACGCTGGCGCAGGCGTGGGCGGCATTCGAGGTCGCGCAGTCACAGCTCGCCCAAGGCCAGTGCATTCGCAAGGCGCAGCTAAAACGCCGCGCCGAGAATTCGGCGACGCTGGGCGCGGAATTCCTGCTCTGGTTCCCCGTGTTCGCGCAGCGCGTCGGCGCCGCCTACGGCGCGCGGACGCACAGCATCCTGACCAGCGATGACTTGCGCCCGCTGATGCGCGAGAAGTTGAACGCGCTCGATATGCCGGCGGTCCTGAAATTCTGCCGGGGCCTTGAGATCACGCGGAGCCCATCGTTCGCCCGCGAGGTCGCCCACGCGCTGGAAAAACTTTACGAATACGCGCGCGCGGAGGGTCACTATCGCGGCGAGAATCCTGCGCATCGCGTCGTGGAGAAACTGACGCCGCGCGATTCGCAACACTGGGAAGCGCTGCAGCTCGACCAGTTGCCGCTGTATTTCGCGGACGTGTCGAGCATGCGCGCAGTTCGTCAGGGCGAACGCGCCACCCAGCTCGCGCTGCAAATGCTGCCGTATCTCACCGTGCGCCCGTCGATTCTGCGCACTGCGCGGTGGGACTGGATTCAGTGGGAAGGCCCGCACGGCGCCACGATGATCGTGCCAGCGTTCACCGAGGGCACGAAGCAACGCACGACCGAGAAACGCGCGGACATGCGCGGCAAGGCATATGCCCCGTATCGCGTGCCGCTGGCGTCGACCGTCGTCAAGCTACTGCGCGAACTGCAGTCCGTGACGGGCCAGACGCCGCTACTTTTCCCCGGGTTCATGGGTCGCGGGCACACTGAGTGCCACCCGATCAGCGAGGGGACGTGGCTGCAGCGGCTGCGCGCGCTGGGCTGGGACGGCACGACAGCCGAACGCGGCGCCATCACCGTGCACGGGTTCCGCGCGCTGTTCGCCACCACGGCATACACGCGCTATATCGTCACGCGCGCCGAGGAGCACGCGCTTGAATTCCAGCAGGATCACAAGCTAACCGAGGGCGTGCGCGCGCACTACACGCGCGATAAAGACGGCTCCCACCGTGGGCTGCTCTTGGCCGAACGCGCGCGCCTGATGCAGTGGTGGGCGGATGAGATTGACGCGGTGCTCGCGGCTGGAAACGCGGCGCAGTTGCCCGCCTCGCGGGTCGATATGGCGGCGGCGTTCGCCTCTGCCCAAGTCAATCGCCACTCGTCGCAACTGAATGCCTAACGGTCTAGCCCGATAGGTATCGCTGTAGATAGGGGGCGCATTCGCGCCCCCTTTCCTTTTCTGAGACTGGCGGGTACAACCAGCGTCCCACTGAGACTCCCTGAGACGGAGACAGCCAACATGACTCCCACGAAAACTCCCGCACTGACGAAGGCGCCGCGCAGCCGCGTCTCGTTGCAGGTGCGATCCTTCCCGCCGGAACTTCCCGGCACCGCGTGGCTGAAACTCGATGAAGTTTTGCAGTATGTGCCCGTATCTCGGGCGCATTGGTTTCGCGGCGTCGCCAGCGGACAGTTCCCTGCGCCTCACAAGATTGGGCGCCTAGCTTTCTGGAAAGCGCGGGACATCCGTGCACTGCTCGACATGGGACCGAAGCGCGCGCGCCAGCGTCAGCCGCGCGCGATGTCTCGCAACGTCGCAAGCCCGCCCCCGATGTGACGAGCGTCACACCCCTCAAAAACCCTGCATTTTTCGCGTTTTCGCGCGCCTAACTGTCTGAGGGACCATGGCTTTCAGTCACGGCTCATAGGACAATTTGTCCTAAAATAGCTGTCTGTCGGAAATCGTTTCCGACACTCAACGGAGACAGGACAAATGCGAAAGATTTACGAAGTGACTGCAAACGGGTCGACCGTTTACAACGGCGAGGACGAGGCGCGCGCGGAGCGCACGCGCACGGAGTGGCGAATTCGCGGCTACAGGGTGGAGCTAACGTCGGTCGAAGTGTCCGACAGCGCGACGCCCGCCGTGGAACTGGAAGCCGATCCGGTCGAGATTCAGAAACTGCGCGCGATGGTCGAGCACATCCATTCGCACGCTGACGAACTGGCGCTGCTGATCCCCTCGGCATGCTTCGCGCTGGAAACGGTCGCGCACTTGCGCGGCATGGAAAGGGAACTGCTGCCGATGACAACACGCATGCGCGCAATTCTCGCGGGCAAGGTGAAGTCATGAGCGCCGCCGAAATGGAGAACGAATTCGGCGCGAAGCCCGCGCGCGAGATCGACGCGCAGCGCTTTGACGACATGCTCGGCGTCCTGCCGCCGTGCAAGTGGTACGGGCACGGCACCAACCAAGAATCGTTCCACGTCAGCGAATTCCTGAGCGGGAATATCGTCTCGTGGTTCGTACAGCTCAACGGTCGATACTTTCAGATTGACGATGTGTGCACGTTGACCCATCGCGAGCTGATCGCGCGGGCCTCGGCGGTGCAGTCATGAGCGCCGCCGACTTTTTCGGCGAGCCGATTTCGGTCTACACCCGCGCGCAGGGAATCGCGGACGGGTTGCTGATCGATGTCACGGAGCGCGCGCGTGAGACGGGCTTCCGCTGGCCCGTCGCGATCACTGCGGCGGCGTGGGCCGATTGCGTCGCGTGGACCGAGACGCACAACAAGACCAAGGGCACGGGCCAGGACGAGGGAGGACGGCTCAGTGACGTGATTAACATGGCCTTCTATCGCATGCGCGCCGCAGCCCGAGACGGGCGGGAGGGCGTCAACGTGCGTCTGGTGTTCCATGTCATGTGCACGCCCCCCGAGGGGCGCGCGCGCAAGCCCGTGAAAACGGAACTGTGCCTGCACGTGGGGCCGGGCGACGCGGGCGAACCCGTGCTCACCATCATGCTGCCCACGGAGGACTGATCATGGCTGACGCGCACACAGGCAACTATCAGTCCGTGGGCGAGATATGGGCGGGCGTTTCGCGCCCGCCGCTCTCGATGGTCGAAGCGCTGCGCGCCGCGCGGCGGCTCACGCGACACTTCGGCGCCACGAAATTCGGCGCCCCACATCAGCTCGTGCCCGCGAAGATGCCGACCAAGGCGCGCCGCTGCTGGGCGTCGCGTCGCGGCGATATCACGCTGCACAGGGGCTGGGAGCGATTGGTGCATGACGTTTCGCATGCCGTGTTCCGCCATCGGCACCCGCAGTGGACCCCCCATCATCCCTCCCACGCGCGACTTGAACGCGAAATGGCGGCGTATGTGCTCGCGCAGGGCTGGCTCGGCGGGAGACTCAAGCCCGCCGAGCCCGCGAGCCGCACGCTGTCGGAGAAGCGCGAGGCACGCCGCGCGAATCTGACGGCACGGCTCGCGCGCTGGCAGACGCGAGAGAAGCGCGCGCGGACGGCAATGCGCAAGATTCGCGCGGCGCTCAAGCGATTGGACAAGGCGCAGGCGGTGCAGTCATGAACACACCGAACCCCGCGCAGTTCAAGAATGATCCCGCCTACCTGCGCGCGTTGGTCGAACGCGCGCGGCTCGCCCAGTCGGAAATGGCCGAACGCATCGGCGTGGACGCCCGCACGTTTCGCCGCTACGTCACGGGGGAGTCAGGGTTCGCCTATCCGGTGCAATTCGCGGTCGAATGCGTGACGCGTGCCCTTGAAGCCGAGACGATTCCCGCGAACAGTCTGCGCGAACTGCCCGAACGCGCGCTCAAAGTGATGGCGAGCGATGCGGCTTTCGCCATGGCCGACTTGGCGCCGACATCGGCCGCGTATCGACGCGCGCAGACTACGCGGCGCCGCGCCGAACGCGAAATGAAACGCCGCAGCAACGGCAAATGACTTTTCTATCTACCTTAGGAGACAGGACTATGACGACTCAAAAACTTTTCGCCGCGCTGGTCGCGGTGGCTTTCATGAACTGCGCCCACGCGGGCGAGACGGACGTATCCCTGCAACGCGACTACAAAGCCGCGCGCGGCGTGCTGGTGACTGAAATGCCGGCGGGCGTGACGCTGGCCGAGGCGCAGCGGCGCCTGCGTGCGTTCCTCGTCGAGCAAGATTCGGAGATCGTCCGCGAGATCGCCGGAGAGATCGAAGCCCGCACGCCGTTCGGCGTCGCGCACAGCGATGACGGGTTAATCGTTGGGCACATCCGCGAGACCATGACGGCCAGCAGCGGCCACGTTTGGTTTAAGCGTCGCGTCATGCGGCTGTCTCAGTCGGCGGGCGGCCCGGTGCGGGTCGAGTGGTGCCACAAGACGCTGGAAAAAACCGTCGCCGGGGCGCGCGTGCCGGAACGCGTCGGGTGCAAGGTGACGTTCGCGGAGTGGAAACTGCTGCGCGATGCCACGGCGCCGCTCGCGCTGACCGCCGAGACGGGGGTGGCATCTACGCAAGGGCCTGCCGCTGAAAACCGCCCCTAGGGCGCCTAATGCGGTCGGCAGAATGGGCTGACTGGCGAAAATAGGACAATCTGTCCTACTATCCACCCGCGTAGCGATACGCGGGTTTTTTTTGGCACAGGCGCACCCATGTCCCTTGCGGCAATGAACATCACCAGCGACAACGGGCGAGAGATCGCGCAGCGAGCGCGCGCGGACGCGGCAGCGGCCGAAGCGCTGGCCGTGCGTGCGTCGCTGGATCGCGTGCTCGGAGAACTGCGCGAAGCTCGGGCCGAGGCGCGCGCCGGCTGGGCGCGTCTCGACTTGATCCGCCGCCGTGCCGTGGCGGCGTTGCCCTACGCGCGCGACGAACGCGCCGCGCTCGCCCTCGGCGATATTGCGGTGCGTGCGACGCGCGTCGGTTGACGGCGCTTTATCCCGAGTGTGACCGCTGATCGATCAGCGCCTGCAGCTCGGCACGTGCGGCATCGTCTTTGGCATAGAGGGAATCCAATTCTTCCCGCGTTACGTCACGCCCCTCGGCGCGCGCCTTGCTGATCAGCGAGGCGTATTGCTGCATCTGTGCGGCAGCGCGCAACACTAGATCGAGCAGGATGGCGATATTTTCCATGTCAGTGTCCTCGCGTTGCCAAGTAGCCCGAGATTGCGTTGAGCCCCGTGATGATCGCGGTCAGGCGATTGTCGGCGGCGCCCGAATCGGTGGCGTGAATCGCGGAGGCAACTTCGATGGCTTCGCGCGCGTTGTCCGCCTGTCGCTGGATGTTCTGCGCATCCGGCGCCGTGATCTTGTTCGCGGTCAGCAGGCTTGCCGCCGTGGTGCGAATCGCCGTCACGCTTGATACCGCCGCCGCTTCCTTCTCGTTGAAAGTCTGCGGCGCGGGGACGCCTAGGCTGGCGCACGCGGTCAGCAGCGTCAGAACGATGGCGGGAAAAAATAGTCGTTTCATGCTGTAGCTCCGATGGGTGTTGATCATTTCTTTTCGGTGGTGGGGTAATAGCGGCGCAGCGGCCCGTCGAGCTTGCCGACTGCATAGCCGAGGGCCGTACCGACGAAGCCGGCCACCGTGGGATTCGAGATATCGACGGCACCTAGCAAGGCGCACATGACGACGGCGAAGAAACCAATCACCAGTAGGTAGGCGATGGTGTGCGCGGTGCGATCTTCGTTTCGCGCGCGGACTTCATCCGGCGACAGCGAATTCACGCGGCTGTCCCGGCCGTTGGTCGGATTGTCAGAGAATGGCTCGCCTCGCCGAGCAGCGCGCGCAGCGCGGCGAACGTCGATCCACTCTCTAAAACGGCGTCGCGCCCGTCTAACTTGCCGTGGCGCTTCCCGACGAGTATGCATCCCTCGATATCCTCGGTCGTGTTGCCGATGTGAATGAGAACGGCGACGCGGCCCCACTTCTGCCCGGCGGGTTTTTCCCGGTGATAGACGCCGAGCGCTGGATTGACCAGCGCGTAAACGCCATTCGGGTACTTGGTCGAGACGTGCGGCACCAGCGAATACGTGCCGTCCGGGACGCACGATTCCGTGAGCGTCCCTTCACGCCGTTGCCCACCGGGCCCGTCCGGGTCCGCCCGCCAGCCTTCTTCCAGCGTCGCAATGCGCAACGTGCCGACCGCCAACCACCCGAGCGTCACATCGGGTAGGTAGGCGTGCCGGATCAGTTCGGCGTTCACGCGTCGGCGGGGGGCGGATCACGCTCATTCGCGGCCGGCTCCGGCGCGATGGTCGGCGGCGCGAGCACGACCTGCCCGGAAAGAATCGCGTTGAGCAGACCTTCCGCGACCGCGTAGGCGTCGCGTTCGCCGGGCTTCATGTCGGCCCGCGCCAGGAACGTCAGCGCGAACTGCGCCGCCTGCTGCGGGTTTACCTGCATCTGCATTGGCGCGCCGGCCGCGCGTGCGTGATCGTGTCCGTTTTGCATGAGGATTCCTCTCTAGTTAGCCAAGTTCAAACCCGTAATTGTTCCCGTTGGCCATTTCCGAACCCGCCACATTGATCTGCCACAGTCGCATCGGCCTGCCGTTCGGCGTGGTGCCGGTGTTGGTGACGTAGTTGGCGGAGCGCAGGAAGGTCTTGGGGGTGTCGTTAGCCCCAACGAAATCTCCCGTGAGTCTGATGAACGTAAAGCACGCGTCAGTGTTCGGCGGCGTGACCGTGGCATTGCTGACGCGGATCAGAATGTCGCCCGAGAGCGTGGTACTCGAAGTGCATTGCTCCAATCGATAGGTCACCCCGCCGATGGTCCACTCCGCAGTCCCCGTCAGACTGCCGATGGCCCCATAGCCGCTCGCGCTGTTGCGATAGCCGGTGAGTGTCCCGGAGTTGGCGGCGCCCAGAGTTTCATTGAGCTGGATCGGCGCCGTGTTGATGTCCATAAAAATCTGCGACAGGTCCACATTGCCAGTAGTCCGATAGTTAGTATTGGCGCGCGCCGTAGTCGACCCGCGCGGCTCGTAGCGCTGGCTCAAGTCCGTTCCGGTGTTGTCGCGAAAGCCGACGTTCGCGGCGGCGGCGCTGGTGCGCGCCTTGAACACCGAATCGAGATCGGTTCCACCCGCGATTCGATAATTGACTGTCATACGACCGCCCGCCGCTCTTGCCAGTCGGCGAGAAGTAGCAGCGCGAGCCGGTCGTAGCTGACCGACTTACCGTCAGAGAGCTGCGGGCAGATTTCGTGCACCTCCTCGGCGATGAGCCCGAGTTGTTCGCGGTCGTCGCCGGCCAGCAGTCGATAGAGCACCGGCCGCAGCCGTGAGAGCACGTCAGCCGCGCGCGAAATGCGGCCCGTCTCTCGCTTGATTGCACGCGATGACGACACGGTGAACAGGTTGGAGGTCACCCCGTTCGTGAATGTGTGCGCGCCGGTCCACGTCGGCGTGATCGACTGCGACAGCGGCGGCGCCGCGTCGCTGCGCATGAACGTTCCGGCACTGCCGTTGACCGCCGCGAGACCGATGGTGGCGGTTGGATTCGCACCCGTGACGGCGGTCGGCCCGCCAGTGATGTCCGAATACGGGATGGTCGCGCTCGCCGTGAACGCCGAAGTGCCGTTGCCCTTCACGTACCCCGTCAACGTGCCCGCGCCCGATCCGCCGCGCGCAACTGCCAGCGTGCCAGTCCACCCGAGAGTCAGCGAAGTGGCCTGCAATAGCGCCGAGGCAGGCGTCCCACCGAGTGTCAGAGTGACGTTGGTGTCGTCGACTCGCGTGAGCGCGGCCGGCGTGTACGGCGCCGGCCCGCCGGTGATGTCCGAATACGGGATGGTGGCAACCGCCGTGAACGCGGAAGTGCCATTGCCCTTCACGTATCCGCTCAGCGTGCCGGCGCCCGTGCCGCCGCGCGGAACCGCCAACGTGCCAGTCCACCCGAGGGTGAGCGACGTGGCCTGTAGGAGCGCCGTCGCAGGCGTGCCACCCAGCGTCAGAGTGACGTTGGTGTCGTCGACTCGCGTGAGCGCGGCCGGCGTGACGCCGCCCGATGGCGTGGTCCAGATTGGCGGCGCGGCGCCCTGACTGGTGAGCACCTGTCCCGAGCTACCCACGGTGCCCGCAGCGCCGAGACCCCACGAACCGTTACCGTTGATGAACAGCCGATCCGTGCCGCCACTCGGCCCAGTGCGCAACTGAATGGAGCCGGGCGTGCCAGTCGCGGCGGCACCCGCGTTGATTTGCACGGACCCACCGGTCCCCGTGCCGGTGTTGTTTCCTGCGGTGATTGTTACCCCGCCGCCGCTGCGATCCGTGCCCGTACCGTTTCGCCCCGACAGAAAAACGCTACCGCCGTTGCCGTTGCTGGCTGTGCCACCCACTACGTAGGAGTCGCCGCCGTTGCCCGAAGTGGAACCACCCGAGCCACCTGTGATCTGTGCGACGTTGCCGTTAGACGTAGTGGTCCCAGCGGCCTGTGCCCCCATCTGAATGGTGGAACCCGCGCTCGTAGTTATTAGGGGATTCTGTCCCAGCGTCAGCGTCTGGGTGGTGTTGTTCCATGTGAACAAACTACTGGCGCCGAAGGCGCCGGCATTGTTGTACTGCACTTCCGTATTGGCACCGGCCGGTGCGGACGAGACCGTTGACCAGACGGGCGGCGCGGCTCCCTGCGAAGTCAGCACTTGCCCAGAAGTGCCCACGGTGGCAGCGGCGCCGAGACCCCACGACCCGTTGCCGTTGATGAACAGTCGATCTACCGCGCCAGTGCCGGTGCGCACGTTGAACGCGCCCTGCGTGCCGGTGCCGATGCCGCCCACGGTGACAATCACGCTGCCGGCGACGCCCGTGCCGGTGTTCGAGCCGGAATTGAGAAAGAGGTCGCCGCCACTGCGATTGGTGCCAACGCCCGGGCGAGCATTGACGCGAATGGCTCCGCCGTTTCCATCGGCAGGCACGCCGCCCTGAATATCGGTCATGCCGCCCGCATTGCCCGCGCCCGTGGCCGCACCAGCCTGCAGCGTGATCGTTGTGCCGGCTCCGGCGTTCGAGGGCGTGGTGATGAACGGCGGAACGCCCGAGCTGCCCAGCGAAAGCGTGGCGGTGCCATTCGTCCAGGTCAGCAACGCGCTGCCGGCGAAGGCGCCCGCGTTGTTGTACTGAATTTGAGTGGTCGCGCCGCCCGGGACGCCGCCGCCCGCTGCGACGACACCAGACCACTGTCGCCAGACTCCCGAGAAGGCGATGAAGTGCACGGCGGTATTGGCCGGCAGCGTCGTGACGGTAGTGGTGACGGAGCCGCCGCCTTGCGCACCGATGGTAATTGCCGTGATGGTCTGCGTAGTTAGGATGCCGGAAATTTGCCCGTCAATTGGACTCGCCGGGAGATTCACCGTCAGCGTAGCAAGCGTGCCGGCCGGCACGAGATACATGTATCGCTTGTTAGCGGCCATGTTGATCGTCTGCCCGGTGGTCGGCGTCGCCTGCGAGCCGTTGGGCCATATCTCGGTGCCCCAGACGTTGTTATTTCCCTGAATCTGCAGCGTCGAAGTGGCCGAGTCGTAGGTCAGACCAGCATGGCCCGCGAAGGCACCCGCGTTGTTGTACTGGACCTGCGTGTTCGCCCCACCGGGAGTTCCACCGCCCGCCGTGACGGCGACGCCGTTGATATACAGGCCCATGGCATTGATCGTGCCGGCGCCCTGCGCGCCGCCGGTCGGCGAGCCCGCAACGATGCTGCTGCTAAATGCGTGCGCTCCGGTCCACGTCGGCGCGATGGCCTGATTGAGCGCTGGCGCAGCATCTGCGCGCATAAAGTCGGCGGATACGCCGTTAATCGCGGCGAGGCCGACAAGCGCGGTCGGATTCCCCGGAGTGACGCCTGCCGAGGGAGTCACCCACTGAGCCGGCAAGCCCGCGCCCTGCGATGCGAGAAGCTGTCCGGCGGTGCCTTCGGCGCCCGAGAGTCGGAACAGGCTGGCGAAATCCACGGACGCGTTGAACGTATGCGCCCCGGTCCACGTCGGAATGATCGCCTGCGACAGCGGCGGCGCGGAATCCGCCCGCATGGCATTGGTCCCCACGCCATTGACAGCAGTTAGACCAACTACCGCCGTGGGGTCGCCGAACGTGACTGAGGGTCCGGGCGGACCCGTGGCGCCGTCCGCACCGGGATCGCCTTGCTCGCCCTTGTCGCCACGCGGGATCACCAAGTTCAACGTCTGATTCGGCGCGGTGCCGGTAATCGTCGCGCTCGCGGGCGTGCCCGGCAGCCCGGTCGTGGTCGTGCCAATGGTCAGTGTGTTGGGCGGACCTGCCGGGCCCGCCGGAATGCCGAAGCTGATCGTGGGCGGCGATACGCTGTTATTGATGACGACCGTGGCGAACGAGCCCGGCGGCAGCGTCGTGGTAGTGCCGACAACGTACATGCCTTGAGGCGCGCCGCCGCCGCCAACGATGGCCGGCAACACGCTCCACGGTCGCACGCCGTCGCCGACCTTGAGCACGGGAAAGCTCGAGCCCGTGTCGGCAACGCCGAATTCGCCGTTGAGCAGAATCGGGTTCGCCGAGGACCATTCACTCTCCGGCTTGGCGAGAATCTGAAATCGGCCTAGATAGATGGCCATGCGTTAGCTCCCTTCAATTTCGATGAGCAGGCCGCTCGCAAGCATGTCCTCAATGCGGGCGCGGATTTGCGGCTCGGTGCCTTCGCCGCGCGCGACAGCGACGCGGACGAGCTGCGAGAGCGGCACGGGCCGCACCGCGAGCCCGCACAATCTGCCGGCGGGGTCACAACACGTTTGGGCACCCGGAGCGCGCTGGATTTGAAGTTCATTCATGGCGAATCCCTCATGAGTGCAGCGTGAAGCCAATGTTCGCCGACGCCACAATGACGCCCGTCGGGTTGTATTGAATGTCGACGAAGATGCCCGAGTAATCGAAGCCGCCAGAAGTTAGGGACCACTGCTGCGTGGCACTCAATGGCAGCCAGACGTTCAAGGGCGAGCCTGCCGGGGCCGTGCCGGCGGTCGGCATCGCGCGCACCGAATACGCGGCGAAATTGGTCAGCGGGCTGATCCAATCGCCCCGATCAATGACGGCAGACGTGCCGTCATTCCCTTCAACGCTGCCGGTGTTAGTTAGACGATAGACCACGCTCTGCGTGCCCGGATCAGCATTCCTTACCGACAAGTTACTCAAGGTGATCGTTTCAGGCGGCCCGGGCGGCGGCGTCGGCGGCGGGATGACTCCCTCGACCGGCGGCGGCTCTGGCAGCGGCGCGGAATCCCCGGCGTACACCTTCGTCGAGTAGTTGACGGCCGAGAGCTGCACATAGGGCCCGTTGAGCGTGGTCGCCGTGATGAGCCACGGACGCACGTTCGCGGCGGAATCACGGAAGAAGGCAAACAGCGTGCCGCGCACGGTGCTGCGGCCCTGAATTTGCACGGATGGCGAGCGCTCTAACTGCACCATGTCAGGCGAGCCCGGCACTTCGATGCACGGCACGGTATCGATGGCAATGCCTTGCACGTCCCGCAGCAGAATCGAATACGTCTCGCCGGGCAGGAACAACACGTTTCGATCCAGCGTCAGAAAATTGTCGGCGACGACCACGACTTCGCCCGCCGTCTGGGCGAGGTTCGCCGTATCGTCGGTGAAGTTCACCACGTCGCCCGGACGGCAGATTCGCCCGTCCTCGGTGACTTGGCAGGACAGTTGCTCGCGGCGATATTTGAGGCGGTTCCACTCAAACAGTGCGCGGCGGTACGCCATCGCCCAATTGGCCTGAATGGCACTGATGCGCAGCGGGTTGAATGCGAGCGACGCCTCGGGATATTTGTAGTCGCGCTGCTTCCACGCCATCCGGGAATCCACCCACGTGACGATGACGCAATCGTTGTCCGCGTCCCCGGTCATGCGCATTTTGATGGTCTCGCCGTCCGGCGCCTTGGTGCGCGGATTGAACAGTGCGATGGTGTTGTTGTTAGTTTGGTCGCGCGTGACGAATAGCTTTCGCCCGACGCGAGTGACCACGGCCCGCACGATGTCGCCGAGCTGCGCCAGCTCCGAATCAATGTCCTGCATCTGATCGAGGGTCAGGCTGATCATGCCTTGCTGCCCCTCGTCGAAAGAATCGAGTTCCGCCTGCAGCGCGTAAATGCCGTCGAGATCAAGTTCCGCGTCGGTACGGTTCGCACCGTCGACCGCCTTGCAGCGCGCGACGAAGTTGTCAGCCCAGCGCGTAGTCGGCGCGGGCGTGGTCCACCCCGATCCGTCCCAGCTCGGCAGAATCCGCGTCGCGATGACGTTGAGCGACATGTCGCCGACAGCACTGGTGCCACGGCTGTTGCTCATCGTGTACGCCATCACGGTCGATGTCGGGTAGGTTTGCCCGACCAGTTGCCGCACGCCCGCCAGTCGCACCCAGCGCGTCTCCTGCACGTAGTTTTTGCTGGCCGTGTCGACTAGGAACGGCGTGGTCCGCGTCAGCCGAATTTCGATGGTCGAGGAACCCGGCGGCAGGTTGAGTAGTGCCACGTTGACGCGCCGCGTGAAGCGCATGGGCGAGGACGTGGCGTAGAAGAAATGCACCAGAAGGCTGGCCTGCGCGTCGATCACGCCCGCGCGACGAAATTCCGCCCTTACTTCGATATCGAGCGGCCGCCGTGAGCCGGCATCGTAGAACGCCAAGCCTTGCGGGAAGGCGATGTCGATCCATATCTCTTCCGGGTCCGACATCGGGACCGCGTACCAAGTCGTCGGGGAATTGGTCAGCCCTCCCGGCGGCGGCGGCGCGGTGCCGCCTGCCGGGCTCGCTTCGTCAAACGCGTTGTAGGTAGATTGCCTTTTCGAGAGCGTGGGGAACGACTGCGAATTGCCGTACAGGTCTTGCATGGTGAGTCCCCACCACGCCGCACGGCCGCCGAGCGGCCACGCTGTCTGCGAGATTCGTCCGCGCCACGTCTGCCCGGTCGCGATGATGCGCAATTCCAGCAACTGCCCGACTTTCGGAATCAGGTCTTTTCCCGGCCATCCATACGGGAACTGCACCTGTTTTTCGTCGCCGCCCGGTGTTGTCCACGCGAACGGTCCCGCGTTGCCGTAGTAAAAGTTTCCCTGCAATTGCAGGGCTTCGGTCGCCTGCGCGAAGGAAGGATTGGCGCCCAGCTCGTCGACCACGGGCCCGTCGAGCTGATACACGAAAGGCGGCGTGAGCTGCGAGGCCGGCGGCACGCCGTCGACCCAGAACACGGCGTTATTGAAAAACGTGCCTGTGATCGTGATGGGCGCGCCCGGCGCGATGGGCAGAATTTCCTCCGTGGTCATCGTCTTGGGGCCAGCGGCGAAGTCCACTTCCCCCGTGATCGGCACCGCGCCCGTTTCCCCGGAGAGCAGCGACACGTCGAGAACTTCGCGCGACGCCTTGACCACGAAAAACGGCGGCACTTCCTCGCCGGGCAGGTACACGTCAAGGTCCGCGCCCTGAATGCTGCTGATGGGCGTCTCGCCGAGCTTGGCGTCCGTGACAGCGTAGGCGCCGACGCCTAACACGAACATTTGCCCGATTGTCTGGTTACTTTCGTTGTAAACGTCGACCGGATAGCACAGCAAGTCCGGGAAGGCGCGCACGCTTCCCATGATGTCGGGCACCCGCGCGCCGGGGCGCAGCGTGTTGCTTTGGCCGGCAATCTGGTTGTTAGGCGATATCAGGTCCGGGTCGGACGGCCGAATGCGCGGCGGCTTCGGCGCCAGCGCTTGCGTAGCGAGCGAGAAAAACAGCGCAATGGCGAAGTCCGCGAAGAAGGCGGCGCCTTCCGGCGTGCGCACAATGAAATAATTGTCATTCGGCAGCACCATCACATACGGGAGATCGACCGCCGCGATTTCGTTGTCCTCGTGAACTTCTCCCCGATAGACGCGCCAAGAGCCGCGCAGCCCGCCCGGCCATATGCGCATCAGCGCATTCGCCAACGTCTCGCCCGCGCGCAGTTCGTATTCGTGGCGCTCACGCTTGAATGGGTCGCTGATGACTACTAGCTGGCGCACTCGAAACACTCCACGCGGGCGTACAGGGAAATCAGGCGGGGAAACGGCGTCCAGACCACGCCCGCGTGTTCCAGCGCGTGCAAAACGCCGTCGTTGATCACCACGCCGCAGTGGTGAAGCCGCGAGACTTTCCACTGACCCATGGCCACCGCTGCGCCTTGCACGGGCGCGGATTCGTGCCAGTCGCTTTCGATGCGCTCTTTGCCGCCGAGCGTGCGATAGATGGCGAAGGCGGCGGCGCGCGCACTCGGCATGGCAGTCGCCGGGATGCCGACGATGGGCGTGGAACGATTGAAATATCTGCGGCGCACGAACTGCATGAGCGTGAAGCAGTCGAAGCCCTCAGCCGGCGTCTCGCCGCCGCGCTTGTAGCGCGCGCCGATCAAAACCAATGCGTTGCTGGGATCTTCGGTCATAGGTACAGCAGCGGTTGAAAGTTATCGATGGTGTAGCGAATGCCCGAGCTGACGTTCGGCAGCAGGTCGGCGGACGCTTCCACTTCGGCGATCAACCTAGATAGGCCGACGCCCGTCACGTACAGCAGCAGCGGATCGATTTGCGGCGCCTGCGCCTCGGTGTCGAGGTACACGCTGTAAATGACCTGCACCGCAGTCTGTAAATCCTCGTCGGTCAGTTCGCGCAGTTGATTCGCTACGGCGCCGTTCACGTTGTCGAGCTTGATCAGCACGCGCTGCTCGGTGGTCACGTTGTCGGCCGCCACGTCGATGGTGAATGCGAGCGGTTCAGCGACGAATTCAACGCCCAGCACATCGCGCGCCCGAAACGGCTCGCCGTAGTCGCTGACGATCACGGAACCCCACTTCGGGTGGCGGAAGTCGAGCACATTGACAGCGGCCGAGCGCTCGCTGCCGTGTTGCGTCAGCCAGAGATTGAAGGCGCTGTCGAAGTTCGCGGGCATCGGCTAGCACTCGTTGTCCGCAATCAATTGGAGGGAGAAATCGTCTTTGTAGATGTCGACCGCCGTGAGGTCGGCGATGTAGTTGTCGACGGCCGGGAGATAGGCGCGGTAGATGTTTCCGAAAACGGACTGGATGAACTCGTCGCAGGCCGTTTCGTCGATGCGCGTGCGGACGAGAGTCCCTGTGAGTACGTAGCCCGTGCCGAGCGCGCTGTACTGATAAGCCTGCGCAAAGGCGACGATACGGCTGCCACCGATCCATCGCGCGTAGAACTCGCCCTCGTGCTGTTCGATGACATCGCGGTAAAACTCCTCGAATTCCTGCATCTGCGCGGCTGTGAGCCAGCACGTGAAGGAAAAGGTTGCCGGCGCCGTGCGACCCTTCACGACCAGCCGCGTCACGCCGAACATCACTTCGGCGGCTTCGGTGCGCACGCCCTGCGAAACGGTGAAGCCCGCCTGCGGATCGGGCAGCGTCGCGGGCCACAGCGGCGGCGGGACTGCGAGAGCGGTTGCTGCCGGTTCAGGCACTGAGACCTCCCGAGAACGGCGGCAGCGAGGCGCGCTCGATTTCCATGACGCCCGTGACGCTCCACCGCAGCGAATCCACGCGCGTCGCCTGCCACGCTTCAAGCAGGCGCGCATGCGCGCCGACGATCACGGTTCCCCACGGGATCGGGATCACGAACGGCAGCGACGCGTCAAACAGGTCGTAGGTAGTCCACTGCTGCCACGCCGTGATCTGCACGTTGTCCATGTCGAGTTCAAAATTGATTTGCACCGCCGCCGAGGTGTCGGCCTTGCGCGAGATCAACGGCGACGGGAGAGTGGCCGAGAGCTGCGTCCGCAATAGCGATTGAATCGCGGCGCTGTCGCGCAGGATGCAACCGAACTGCGCCTCCAACCATGGCGGAACGGCGGCCACTACACGCGTCTCCGCAGGCCATAGGTGCCTTGCACTGCCTGCGCGGCAGAACCGTAGCCGCTTCGCACGCTGCGGTTGAATCGGTCCTCCGCCATCGTGGCGCCGAGTTGCGCGGCTTCCAGCACGATAGATAGACGGTCGTCGCGCATGCCGACGTGCGCCTTGGCCGCAACGCCCGTGTTATTCACGATCTGTACGGACGGGGCGACCGTACCGACACCAAGGCGCCCGTCCCGCAGGCGGCGCAAAGGCATGACCGCTTCGGCTCCGGCTTCGCCCATGAGGCCAGTCCGGCCGCCCCGCATTGGAAACACAGTGGGCGCAGTCACCACGCCGCCTTGAGCGAATGGCACGACGCTGCCGCCCTTGAATACCGCACCCTTCGCGGCGCCGAACGCGCCCGCCAGCCCCTGAAAGAAACCGCTGTCTTTGAAAAAGCTGGTCGCCTTGATGACTGCCTGCTGGATCGCGATCTGCGCCAGACCCTGCAGCACCTGCCGGAAGAATTCGCGCGCGTTGTGAATGCCACCCGTGAACAGGTCGGCAAATGCGCCGGTCAACGTGCCCGCCATTTCTTCGGCGAGTCGCGCCTGTTCCTCCATCTGTTCGGTGAGCCCGGGAATTTCCGGCGCTTCCATCGCTTCGATCCACTTCTCGGTGTTCTCGCGCGTCTCCTCTATGTAGTCGGAAATCAGCTTTTCCTGGCGCGCTACTTCCTCCGCTGCCTCGATGCGCTCACGGCCCGCGCGTTCGGCTTCGCGGATCATTTCGCGCTGATCCTCGCGCGCCAGCCGTTCCGCCTCGCGCGCACGCTTTGCGGCTTCCTCGTCGGCCTTCGCCTTGTCGAGCGCATCGCGCGCCGCTTGATCGGCGGCCAAGTCCTCGGCGCTGCGCAACGCCACGTCAGGCGTTTGGATGCGGCCCTCGCCAGTCGCGCCACGCTTGATGGCTTCCAGCGAGTCTTTCAGGTCGGCGATATTTTCCTTCTGCTGCTCCACGAACACGTCGAACAGCTCGCCGATTTCGGTGGGGTCCAGAATGATCTGCGTGAGCAGAATGCCGAATTGCCCGATGGCCTCCACCAGATTGAAAATGATGCGCAGCAAGCCGCCTAACATCTCTCCGGCACGGCGTACCCAGTCGAGAAAATCCTTGAGCCCGCCGCTGTTGACCGCGCGCGAGAGCGTGGACGAGAGGCCGCTGGCGTCGGCTATCGCGGCGACGAAAGTCTTGCCGAGTGTGGCGGCGGATTCGATGACGCGATCCAGCGTCACGCCCACTTCGGTCGCCTCGCCGATGTTCTGGAATTCTTGAACGATGCCGGCCAGTTGTTCGCGGGTGATTTCGCCCGCCTGCGCCATCTTGACCAATTCCGCGGTGGTCTTGCCGGTCGCCTGCTGCGCAGCGGTCTGAAACGTCTCGCTCGATTTCAGCAGCCCGATAAATTCCTTGCTCTTGACGTTGTTCGCGTCGAGCGCGAACTGCAGCGTTTGCAGTTGCTGCGCGGCGTCGGCGGCGGACTTGCCTTCGGCGACTGCCGCGCGCGTGAACGCCTCGGCCAGCTTCGCCGCGTCGGCTTGCGAGCCGCCTAACTGCTGCGTGGCTTCAATTGCCTCCTGATACACGCCCGCCACGTCTTGGATCGATTGCCCGGTGACGAAGGCGATGTCCTGCACATCTTGAAGGCCAGCCGTGGCGGCGCTGCCCTCGATGCCGAGCGTCTTTAATTGCTCGTTAAACTTCTGCACCTCGCCAAGCGCGTCGCCGATGCCCTTGAGCGAAAGGCCAACGCCGAGCGCCGCCGTCACGCCCTTGATGGTCTTGCCGAGGTCGCCCATGACCTTCTGGGCGGCGCCGGCCTCCTGCTTGATCTGCTTGGCCTCGACCAGAATTTCGTAAATTAGCTTGCGGCGTTCGTCGGCCATGCGGTTCCCCTAATTGATCACGGCGCGAGTGAGACCGGACTTGAAGGCGACGCGGATCACCGGCACGCCGTAGCGCGAGACAGCGCCGGGCCCGGTCATTGCCTTCTTGACGATCCAGCCTTGAATGGTCACGCCCGGCACCTTCCGTCCGCGCATGCGTCGCGTGGACTCGGCGAGATAGCCGCGCAGCCGTTTGCGCAGGCGGAACTGCCCGCCCTTGCGCTTGATCAGGTTGTAATTGCTGCCGCCTGACTTGATCGCGTTGTGATTCGCGAACCACGCATACTTGGCCGGCCCGAGATCGGGCGCGAGCCAGAGCACGTCGTAAATCGTCACGCTGTCAGGCACCGAGCTACCCAGCCGTACAGACGTGGTGCTCTTGCTGCCGCCCGCGTAGCGCCCGCGCTGAATCCACCAGGACCATTGCGTTTGCAGGGCCTTCGTCCGCGAATTCGGGAACGTCTCGCGGATCACGTCGGCGAGAATCGGGCGCAGGCCGTTGGCTACATCCGCGAGCGCGCCGCCGACGAATTCAATGCGCACGGACTTGGTAGCCTGCTCGATGCTGCCGCCACGAAAGCCCGTGCGGATGTTCGCGCCGCGCGTCTCGCCATCGATGCCGACAACGTAGTCCTTCGGGTTGCCAGCTCGTAGGGCCTCATCCAGCGCCCGTGTAGCCGTTTGCCGTACCCATATGTGGGCGGACTTGATGAAGGCTTCCCGGTCGGCGAGCAGGAACTGCTGCAGCTCAGTGTCGTTTCTGACCTTGCGCTGCGGCGGGATCGCCTGAATGTTGAGACCGGGTAGAAGCACTGTTCAGCCACTCCGTATCGATGCATTGCACTAGTTCGATCAGCGCCTCCGCGTCTAGCACCCGGTACCGGTCGCACCACGCGACGATGGCGCGCCACGGAATCGGCCCCAGCGAGAGGCCCACGGCGCGCTCGCCGCACAGGTCGCGCCACGCGGTAAACGCGAGGCTTTGAAAATGCGTCAGCTTCGGCTCATCGCGCAGGATCGGAACTGCCACCCCGGCGGCCTCAAGCGCTCTCAATGCGCCTGAGTATTCGCCCGCGCCTTCGCGCCACCGAGCGGCAGTTTTACCTGCGCTTTGTCCTCATCCATTTCCTCCACGCGGAAGTTCGAGCGGCTGTTCGCGAACGGCCAGACCGCCGCCCAGATTTCCGGGTACGCGCGGAATAGTTCGATGCACGCCTCGGCGGAAAACGGCACGGCTTCGCCCTTGCTGTTCACGATGCCGGACCAGCCGGCAACGACCACGCGCGCATACAGCGACATCTGCTCGTCGGGATCATCCGGGTCGAGCCCGGCCTTTTGCCGCGCGGCGCAGGCGGACACGAATTCGCGGCTGACGGTGCCGGCGCGCTTGATATGCAGCGCGCGACCGTTGCCGAGATCGAGCGGGACGCCCGTCGTGTACGCGCGCGGGTCCGTTTTCCAATCGTCGAGATTGCCAAAGTCCATCTGTCCTCCTAACTATCAACCCGTGGGCCACGGGGTGGTGACGTGCGTGCGCGTGATCTGCACACAGGTATCAACGACCGGCGGGCCGGCCAGCTCCGTGACCAGCGCCTGCATGGTCACTTCCATGATCACGTCCTGATTGGTGCCGGCGGCGGGCTGCGAGCACTGCGAAACGCGCACGCGCGGGAACAGGAAATCGTATTTGTTGCCGAGCGAATCCTGCGCGGCGAAGTGAAATTCCATTTCCTCCTTGGCCAGAAAGGCGTCCATTAACTGTTCGGTTTCTTTGTTGATGTAGATAGACGCCGCGATATCGCACTCGAAGCGGCCGAGCGCGACTTCGCTCGCGGTCTCCTGACCCAAGCAGGCAATCGCGCGCCCGTTGTTCCGGAAATTGACCACGAGATTCGACACACACCACGCCGTGTAGTCGACGCCGCCGATGGTGAACACCACAGGGAAAACGCCCGAGCCCGTCATCACTGGCAACTGGCCGGCGGTCACGTAGGTAGCGCCAGCGAGCGCGAGGTCCGTGCGCGTGTAGGCGCCGCCCACCACCGTCACGCTGCCGGTCGCCGGGCCGCCGGGCGTAAACGTCAGCGTCATCGCGTCCATGAGCGCGCGATTCACGCGGTTGTAGTCGTACTGGTCGGCGGGGACGACGCTGGCCGGGTCGAGCGCGAAGCGCATTTCCACCGTGTACGTCTTGAGCAGGTTGCCGACGTTTAGCACGTCGGTCGCCCAGTTGTTCCCCAGCGCGCCCTCTAACATCATCTCGAATGCCGGGTTGCTCGAAATTTCAAACGCGATGTCGCCGCCCGACTGGCCGCCGGACACGATCACGTCAGAGAGCTGGCGGTCGGGGTTCAGCTCGTTGCTGAGCTGCGTCTCGGGTTGATAGGCCAGTGATTCGCTGGTGGGGCGAATCAGTTGAAAGGCCGGGGTCGCAGGCGTTACGCCGGGAGTCGCTTCCGGCACCATCGCCAGTTGTAATAGATCAGCAGAAGAGGCCATGGTCGTTACTCCTTAGCGCAAACTGTCGTATTGGTAGGCGATGTCGACGGTGATGGCGTACCAAGCGCCACGGAAATCGCCGCCGTCCGCGTCGTTGGGCGGCCCGCAATCGAGCACGCAAAGTGAATTGCCGGCCACGTCCGCCACCTGGAAGTGCACCATTGCATCCCTAACTAGTTCGGCGGCGTCAACGGCGTCGGTGTCGGTGATGTCCTGAGCGGTGAAAATGACGACAACGCAAGAGCCGGTTTCGCGGAACAGTTGCGGAGTGCCGAGAGAGATCGGCGGGGCCGTGGCAGGCACGAATTCGACCGTGTACCAGCGCGACGGCAATTCCTTGGTGGCGTGCGCCTCGTTGATCGTCTCGAAAAACTGAAAGCCAGTCGGCACCAGAATCGGCGCAATTGCCGCCGTGAGCTGGGTGCGCACGTAGTCGGCGCTCATCCCTGCACCCCGAGCGAATAGGCGAACACCGTGGGGCCCACGTGCACGGGTGACACGCTCATGACGCCGCGCCGCGCGTCATCGATTACAACCGTGTCGCCTTTCTCGGGCGCCCGCGTCGCGAACAGGCGCGCGTCCACGGTCACGCGGATGGCGTATTGCTCCACGCTGTTCACGAGTTCGGCGGCGGTGAGAAAGTGCACGCGCGCTCGCATGGCGCGACCGACACCGGGCGCGATTGACTCGAAGTAATCGACGGGACGCCCGTAGACCGACAGGCTTTCCTGCCATTCGCGAATCATTGCGGGCGGTACGGGAGGCATCGCCACGGCTCATATCCCCCGCACGAAGCGAACGCGGTACGGGTCGAGCATCGCCGCGACATTCAGGATGTCGGGCGGGATCACGTTGTCGGAAATCTCGCCGAGGCCCACCGTGGAATCGCCCATGACGATGGCGAGCCCGTCAGCGCTCCACGATTTCACCGAGCCGCCTGCGACGACCGTGGAAATGTTGCCGCCCGTGGCGTTCCAGCGCCCGTAGAAGGTGCGCATGACGCCATCTAACAAGTCGGGCGGCCAGCAGTCCTGCGGATAGCCGCCGCGATAGTCGACCGTGATCACGGGCGCCGTCCGACAATTGCCGCGCGGCCACCAGTTGCAGCAGCCGTTCCCCAATTCGATCACGCCTTGCGTGGCGTACAGTTTCCAGCCCGTCAGCGGGCCTTGGTCCTGCACAACCACGCTGAGCACTTCCGCGACCGGAAAGCGCGTGAGAAAGAGACGCGGGTCACGCGTGTCCGGTGGCTCGAAAACCTGCGGCGGTGTCGCGCGCTCCACGATCCCACGACCGAGATACTTTTCGATCAGCGTGAGCGTGGCGCGCATGTTCTCGGTGAGCGCGGCGTCTTGCGCGGCGCCCGTTATCCCGAGCTGCGTCTTGATCTGATCGAGCGTCGGGAAGGCGGCGCACGTGATGTCGAGCAGCGGATTCGGGACGCTCACGAGGCGCCCCCGTTCGCGACGGCGCGCTTACGCGGCGCGGGCGGCGGTGGCTCGCCGGGCGGGCCGCGTTCACCAGCGGGGCCCGGCGGACCCGGCTCGCCGTCTCTTCCATCCTTGCCGCACTTCACGGCCAGTCGCCACGCCGCGCCGCCGGTGTCCGTGCCGGGACGCCGGGCGAAGTGCCCGACGCGCGCGACCCATAGCGAACCGCCGTAGCTCACGAAGTCGTTCGGCAGATAGTCGCGCTCGGCATCCCACACGCCCGCGTCTTGCATCGGCCGGTAATTCAGGGGAAGCCGCTTCTCTAAGCCGCTCGCGAAGCGATACACGACAAACAGGAACCCGCGCTCGTCGGGTTCAATGGTCGACGGTTCGCAGCCGTCGAGCAGCAGCGAGTAGCCAGAGCACGCGGCGCCCGGCTCCACGTCGGAGTCGGCATTCGCGAACCACAAGCCGCCGCGATGCTGCACGCACGCGCCAGCGGCGACGTGCAAGCCTTCCTTCCAGTGAATCGACGGCGCGAGGGTGCCGTCTCGCCCGGGCGGGCCGGGCGGTCCCTGCATGCGATTGGCGAGCGCGCCGGCCAGCGTGGTCGCGGTCTCGTGACTCAGCTCGCGACGAACTTCCGCGTAATGCTTCTGCAGACCGTCATCGAATTCGACCCGCAGGCGGTCCAATTCCTCGCGCATCTTGGCGAGCACTGTTTCATCGAAGCGCCGGAATTCCCCGATGCGTTCCTCGTGGGCCTGCATCGTCTCGGCCACGGCGGAAGCGAGCAATGCCTGACGCTGTTCTCCGATGATGGCGGCGGCGGTCGCGCGCAGCCGGTCGTCGAATTCGCCCTTGGCGCGCGCCAACTCTTCGCGGACCTGGGCGAGCGTCGCCTCGTCGAGCTGGCGGAATTCACTGACGCGCGCTTCCTGCGCCTGCATGGTCTCGGCCACGGCGGCGGCGACGAATGTCTGCTGCAGCTCGCGAATCGCAGCGACAGCGGCCGGCGCCACGGCCGGCGCGAGGTTTCCGCGCACCGCTGACTCGATGAGCGCGGGCAGCCGAAGGCTGACGGCCTCGCATACCGCGTCGACCACCAGCATTACGTGATCAGGTTTCACGCGGGCACCGGAATTCCACGGAGCGCACGCGCACGCGCGAGGATGGCGAGCGCGGCGGCTTCTTCCGCCTGCGTCTCCTCATCTTCGGGCGTCGGCTCGTCGTCTGGATCGTCGGCGGGTGGCGGCGGTGGCGGTGCGGGGGACGCGCTGACAGACGCGTCCACCGGATCGCCAGCCATTGAGAGCGGCCGGTACTGCATCTGCACCAGCGGTTCCTCGCCGCCTTCGGCGGGCGGGAGCTGTTCTAACTTGCGCGCCTCGTTAATCGCGAGGACGCCCGATTGAATCGCGGTCTGATACGCGGCCATGCGTGCGTCGAATTCCATGCGCAGCAGTGCCGAGAGATCGAACTCGCAATACACGTCGCCCGTGAGATCGAAGGCGGCATCGATCCGCGTCTCGATGCTTTCAATGTGGTACTGCAGGGTCTGCGCGTAATACTGGCGCGCGAGCTGTTCGGCATTCTTGAAGGAAATGCGGTTCGCGTCCGTGAGCATGTAGCTCGGGACGCGGAAGCAGCGCGCGACATCTTCCACGCTCCACCGAAGTTGTTCGATGAGCTGCGCATCGGCGGCGGAAATAGTCAGCGGCTCCCACTTCATGCCTTCGCCGAGGACAGCCGTGCGGCCCATCTGCCCGCCCTTGAAGTTGGTGTCCCATTCGGATTTAAGGCGGGTCGCCAGCTCCGGGGAAATCTTGCCCGGCGCCGTCAGGACGCCCGATGCGCGGCTCATGTTCGCGAAGAAGGCGAACGAATTCTGCTGGATGGTCTGCCCGGTCATCGCCGAGACGCCGGCCGCATACAGCGGCGTGATGCCGATCATCGGGTGATTCAGCGTCAGCAGCCGGTGGTGCATGATGTCGCGCGCCGGGATGTACTCGGTTTTGAGTAGTTGGGCGAGCTGATCAATGGCGCCGATGTAATAGAACACGCTGCCGTCCGGCGCGACGTTCACGGTGACGCGGCGCGGGTCGAGGATGTGCATCTGCGTGACCACGCCGCGCTCGTCGCGCACCAGCAGCACGTAGGTATTTCCCGCGAACAATGCGCAGGACATGAACTGGCCCCAGAAGTCCACGCGCGTCTGGTAGGAGTTCGGCTTTTCGAGCACGCGCTGCGCCGGGTGGGCCGGCGCGGGCTCGCGCGCGCCATTGGGCAGCGTGCGATAGATCAGCGGCGGGAGTTTCGCGATGTCGCCCGCAATGATCGTGATGCATGCGAACACCGCCGAGAACACACCCTGCGGGCCCCAGCATTCTTTGTTCATCTGCCACGCGCCGGGGAATGGCTCGTGGACGTAGCCGTGCGAGAGCGGCGGGATACTGTTGCCGCCGAAACCGGCCGGCATGGGGAGAGACGTGAACGATTGCTTGGTGCGCCAGTTCACCAGCCCTAACAAAGTTTTATCGAAGAAGTTCACGGCGGCGCGTGGGTCGAGTCCCGGCACGCCCAATGCGCGCCGGGATTCGAGGCCGCTTAGATCGGCGTCGGGTTGACGTAATCGACACCCGTGATGAGCACCACGTCCGTATCGCGTGCGCGCAGCCAGTAGGCGAACTGCTCGGCCTTGAGACCGATCAGGTTCTGCTGCCAGAACGACACAAGCGGAGTCGGCGGCGTGGCGGGCGTGTCATCCATCTGCACGGATGCCTCGCGCGACACGTCGACCGTGACGGCGTTGTCCATCGCGAGCAGCACTCCCTGCTGGTCGAGCAGAATGATCTGATCGGCTGGCAGGTACGCGCTCACGATGACCGGATAGCCGAACAGCGTCGGCGGGTTCAGCGTCATCGTCTGGAATGCCGGCTGACCGAAGGCGTTGATCTTCGCCGCCACGGCAATCGCCGTCTGCGGGTTCATGATCCACGTCGGCACGCGCGGCGCGTTGACTTCGTTGAGGATGCCGACAGCGGTCGCGAGGTCTCGCTGAATGGCTTCCACGGTGCTGCCGGCGCTGACGAACGTCTGAGCAGGCGGCAAGCCGTTCGTGATGCCGCCGGGCGAGACGTTCGCCACCGGGGCAATCGTGCTGTCCACGAACTGCCCGTCGAGGAACCCGCTGACGGAGCGGACCAGCGAATCGCGCATCAGCGTTTCGGCCGCCGGATTCGAGAAGCGCGCCAGTTCTTCGGTGATGGCGACAATGATCGCCACTTTCGACCACGGCACGGTCACGAGGTCATAGCTTCCTCGGCCGATGGGCTTGGAGAGACCCTGACCGACCCACTTCACCGTGCCAATCGCCGCGATTTCTCGCGGGATGCGCACGTTGAACGGCACGCGCCGAGCCTGCGTCAGCTTGCCGAGAATCGCCTCGGCCATGACGAGTTCGATGATTTCGTTCGACAGAATTTCCGCATTCACCAACGCACCGGCCCACGCCGGGTCAGTCGTGGTGCCAGCGGGAACCACGGCGCGCGTGATGCCCATCGATTGCGCCCGCAGAATCGAATTCATTTCGGTGTCGTCGGGCCAATGCATCTTGGCGATTTCCTGCGCCTGCATGAAGTTGCCGCGCGAGGCGGCAATAGCCAGGCACATGCGCGCGAAGCGGACGCCTTTCGGTGCGGCGGCGATGGTGATGCGCGGCGCAGCGGCCGGCGCCGACGCCCGCGCGATGATCACTTCCTGCTTTTTCAGCCGCTCGATGGTCGCGTCCAGCGCTTCGATGGCCTTCTCCACTTCGTCGGAAGCGGAGTTTTCTTCGTCATTCATGGCGCGGTTTTCTTTCTCGGATTTTTCCGAGAGTTCCTCCAGCGCCTTCACCTTTGCCGCGCGCTGCTTGAGCAGTTCGGCAATGCGTTCGGAGACAGTCATGGGTTTGGTTCCAAAGTGAGAGGGCGACGGGCCTAACGCGGCGCGGAGAGTTGATAGCCACGCACGCGCAGCCGTTGAATCCGGCGGCGTGCTTCGCCCTGCCGCGCGATGACAGACGCGTCTAGCGGCAAGGCGGTGGCGATCAGGGGTTCGGAAAGTTTCAGCGAGCGGGCGAGCGCGAGCGCATTCGGGTTCGCCGGCACGGAGACCAGCGACAGCTCTAACAACTCTTGCCGCAGGTAGCGGAAGCCGGTCACGCGGTCGTTGTCGTCGCGGATCGGCTCGAAATCTTTTTCGGAATTGACGGTGAATCCCACCGAGACCGCGCGCAGCACCTGCGCCTTCACCAGCGCCCACAGCGAGTCGGCAAGCTCAGAGACGCCGGGCGCGGCGAACTTCACGCGCGCCAGCAGGCGTTGGCCCCAGACCTTGATTTCGGGCACGGTGCCGATGGGCGCCGCGTGGCTGTGCATCCACAGGAAAATCGGGTTGCGCGCGAACTGATCGAGCTGCCAACCGTCCGCCATGATCACGTCGCCGTAGCGGTCTACCGTCTCATCGCTCGCCACGAAGCGCACCGTGCGCTCCTGCGTCTCGTCGATATCGAGCGACGCGGTGCGGTGGATGACGTGCGGGAAGTCGCCGATGGTGCGGTCCATTGCGCAGCTCCTAACGAGTTGCGCGGGACCGGGTGAACCGTCGCCCGCGAGAGAAGCGGAGAATTACGTTTTGGGCGGGGACGGGGCGGGCTTCGGAATACGCTCGCGTATCGCGCGAGACGGACGATGGCGGGAAGCCATTGACGTGCATTCAGGCATCGCATTCCTCGGCGGAGACTGCGGGACCGGATGAACCGTCGCCCGAATGCGCGGGAGTGTAGGCGCGCGCTGATCGCCTCGCAACGGTTCCACGGGTTTCACGTGAAACACATCGGGCCGCGTAGTTAGAGCCGTCGCGGTGCGCGATGCTCATCGCTCTAGCGCGATGACTATGCGTGCACGAATGCCACGCCGCGCGCGCTTCTACCACAGCCGCGCCCCAGATAACGGACAAGCTCGGCGCCCGTAACGGACAAGTCGCCGAATTGAGTACACGCCGAATAGCGATTTCGGCATGTACCTATTTCGCACGCGGAGGCCTCCGCGTGCGTCTTGACGATCAGACGAAGGTGAGCGTAGGCGCAGCCTCGGGCGCCGCTTCCAGCGACATGCGCCGGCCCATCGCCATCAGCAGCGCCACCAGCCCGTCAATTTTCTGTAGCGGGTCGTCCCGATCCTTGCGCGGGTAAATGTTGCCCTTGAAATCTTCCATGACTTCCACGCACGCGACGTTCCACCGCAGCACCGGGTTGCCGTTGTGGTGGAAGCGCCGTTGCCTGACCAGCGCGTCAATCTCTTTCATCGCCGGGGAGAAGTTCGCGACGGTCGGCCGGTATTCGATTACCGGGATATCGAGCGCCGCGAGATCGGCGGCCAGTTTCAACGCCTGCCACGGGTCATAGGCCACGTCTAACAAACGGTGGTGCGTGGCGTCGGTCTGCAGGTCGAGCTGGATCGCGTCGAAGTCGATGACTTCGCCCGGCGTGGCCGTGATCCAGTTCTCGGCCTCCCACGTTTGGTAGCTCGCGTTGCGCCCGTCGACGATGGCGGCTTCCGGCAGATAGAAGTGCGCGAACACGTAGTAATGCGTGACGCCATCCAGCACGCGGGCGAACATCTTGACGCGCGCGGCCAAGTCAATTTTCGCCGCGAGGTCCAGGCCGATGACGCATTCCTCGCCGTTAAATTCCGCCTCGGGCGGCGCGTCGGCGCACGCGTCCCACTGCAGCATGTTCATCCACGAAACGGCGGCGTTGGTCCATATATTCAGGTGCTTTTGCTTGAAGGCGGTCTGCTGACTCGCGATCTGCCGCGCGCGGTGCGCCAGCGTCGCGATGGTGTCCGGGTTTACCGAGCTGCCGAAATTCGGGTTGGCTTTCGCCCAGCTCGCGGGGTCTTCCCAGTTGTCGGCATCGTCGAGCGTGTACACGATGCCGAAGAAGGCTTCGTCCTCCGACTCGCCGCGCAGCACTTTCATCGCGTATTTCCACTGCTCGTAGCCGATGCCCGATTGATTCGCGCCCGCCGTGGTGATCGAGAACAGCAGCGGCTGCGAGCGCTTGCCGGTCGCAGTCACCAGCACGTCATGGATTTCCCGCGTCTTGTGCGCGGCCAGCTCGTCGAGCACCGCGAAGTGCACGTTGAGCCCGTCCAGCGCGTTCGCATCGCGCGACAGCGAACGGAACGTGCTCGCGGTGGCGTCCTGCACGACCGCGTGCGCGTGAATCGAAACGCCGTACTTCGCGCGGAAGGCGGCATCGGTGCGGGCCATGTGCTGCGCGAGGTTGAACACGATGCGCGCTTGATCGCGCGTGACCGCCGCCGCGTACACCTCGGCGCCGCCTTCGCCGTCGAGCGCCAGCATCAGCAGGCACAGCGCGGCGGCGAGCGATGACTTGCCGTTGCCGCGCGGCACGGCGACGAACGCATAGTGGAACCGACGTAGGCCGGTGGTTTTGTCGACCCAGCCGAACAGACTGCCCACGATGAATTTTTGCCACGGGCCGAAACGGAACCGCTTTCCCGCGCGCGGCCCGCGCACCTCGCGGAACATCTGAATGGCGCGCAGCGCGCGCTCGGCCTTCTGGGCGTTGAACGTGTAGGGCCAGTCCGCCGCCTCGATGCGTGCGAGATCGTGCTCGTGGCGCTTGCACGCGCGGCGCACCCATTCGCACGCGATCACGTGCGAAGTCAGCACGTCACGCGCGTATTGCAGCGCTTCGGCGACGTTCGGGAAGTCGGTGCCCAGCTCCGCGAGATCGTCATCACGGACCTGCAATTCGGGCGGTGGGCCGGAGATCGCCGCCATATGCAGCGCAATGGCGCGCTGTCGCCGCGCTTTCGGATCAGTATCGATTTCCTCGCGGCGTTTCTTCGCCCGGGCGGCGCGCTTCTCTTTTTCGTGCTGCCGGCGCTCGGCATCGTTCGACCACTTGCGCGGTCGGCCTCGCTTGCCGTTGGGCGGCTGGTTCTCGGTTCCCGGAATGTCGATCTGATCCACGCGCGCGCACCTTGCGCGCGGGACCGGATGAACCGTCGCCCGCGTCTAACCGTTGTTCGTCAATCGCCGATCAACTGCCGCGCGTCCTCGGGCGTCATTTCCGGGAACATGCTCGGCCACGCCTTGCGCTCGAAGGCTTCGATTGCATCCACCAGCGCCAGCAGGCGCCGGCCTTCGGGCGTGTCGGTCTCGGGGTCGGTCTGCATCAGCGCCGTGCATTCGGCGATGTAGCCGTGATACTGCGCCATCGTTGTGATGACTTCCGGCTCGGGCGGCATGTTCATTGGTCGCGTGCCTCTAGCTTCTCAATGATGATCGCGCCCTCCAACAATCGGACGCGGCCCGTGATGCTGGCCGCTGCGCGCGGCCCGTAGCGCCTCGCGATGTCCGCCAAGTCGACATGCACCGCGACGCGGTGGTGCTCGATGGGCGCCGGCTCGCGGCGTTTCAGTTCGATTTCCTGCTCGTGTATTGCGTTCATGCGTCCACCCAGACCCACCCGAAAGCCCATCGCATCATCTGCCGATGTAGCCAGCTCGGGCGTCGCGTCAAGTGAAACCCGAGGCCGTGCCCGACGCCGCCTATCCAGTAAGCGCCGACAGCCGGCGGCGGCATCTGCAGCGTGATGCTCGGCTCGTTCAATTGATTTCATCCCACGAAGTTTCACCGCCCGGCAGTCCCGAGACGCGCGGCCCCGAGATCGACACGCGGCCTGCCGGCGTCGCGCCGACTTCCGCGTAGGCGAGACGCAACTGGTTCCAGAGATCGCGGCTCAGGCGCGCATAGGGTTGCAGTTCGGGCTTGCCCGAGGGTGCGCGCATCACGAGCCCGAGCTGGGTGCACTTCGCATCGGCTTGATTGACGCGCACTTGCAACTTGGCGATCTGCGCGAACGCACCGCCGTCGCCCGTGCCGTGCACGCCGGGGATCACCACGTGCTCCATGAGGTAGTCCCAGACGGCCCGCTCCTCGGGGCTGAACACCACGCCCGGCGGAATTAGCGGCGTGGCGTTGATCTTCGGTCGGTCGTCTTTGTGCCGCTCCGGGTGCGCGTCCCCTCGAATCAGTTTCAAAACGGTTGCGGTTGGTCTGCGAGACATACGTGAGCCTATCTAGCGGGAGACGCGCCGCCGCGTCGAGCCACGCTCCGGCGCATGGCGAAACACGCGGAGGTGGCGGCGACGCGGCAGCGAGTCATGGAATGCCGCGCCCGGGATTTTGCCGCGCGGGCCGATTCGGCGGAAGTCGGCGCCGGCATCGCGCGCAGAGCTTGCGCAGCGGCGGCGCGTCTACGGGCCGGGCGTAGAGCGTGCGTGGGCCACGTCCGCGTGGGCCCCGCCGTCGAGTTCCGGCCGGTCGCCGGAAACTCGAGACCGGACCCGAACCCGGTTCCGGTTCTAGGACAATTTGTCCTAACTGAAAAACCCCATTCGGAGGCGCGAAAATTCGCGCAAACGCGTCGCTGGGGAAGTTGGCGCCCGGGAATTTTCACGTCCCCCCCGTACCCCCGTCCCCCCAGCGCGTGGCTGGCTGAAACGCTTTATGGGCTGAGTTCTCGCGAGGGTACGCTGCGCGAGGGGCGCGGCCGAAGGCCCCGTCATAGCGCGCTGTCTTGCGATCATGACATCGCTTGCACAGGGCCTGCAGGTTGTCGCGATCAAAGAAAAGCGAATTACTTCCACGATGCGGGCGCACGTGGTCAACGATGCACGCGGGGCGCGCGCAATTCTTTGTAGCGCATCGCCCATTGGCTTCTCGCAATACCTGCGCGCGCAGTTCCTTCCACTGACGCGTCGCATAAAGTGCCTGCGCTACTGGGTCGCGCTTGGCCTGCTGTGCCTTCGCACGCTCAGCCTTGAATCGTTCGCTGTGATTCAGGAAGCTGGGCCGGTGTACCCGGTTAGTTAGTCGCGTGCGCGTGGGTACGGGCATGGGCGGTACTCCTACTGCAGCGTGGCGCCATCGGCCACGGGATCATACGCCTGAGGGCGGAAGCGGTAGCTGTAGGTCTTTACGTCGAGGCGAAAGCCCGTGCGCCTCTCCATCTTGGCCCCGAATATCTGATGCGTGGCACGGCTCACGTCGAGCAATTCCCAGCATCGATACTTGCGCATGGCGAGGTGCACGGGGACCGAGCTGTACTTGATACGCACATCGAACCCACGCTGGGCCATCAGCCACGAGGTGGCGTTGACCACGCGAATACCCAGCCCGAGGCCGGCATAGTCGGGGTGAATCACGATTCGGTTGCTGTGCATCTGCTTACGTCGCACGGTGCCCTTGCGATGGGGCACGTAGTTAGCGAAACACTGGAAGCCAACCTGATCCCGGCCGTGGAACACGCCGAAGCATTCGATGCTGCCGCCCGGTAGTGAATCGGTTAGATAGTGATACTTGCTGAAATAGGTCCAGGTTCGCCGGTCAACGCGCCGGATGTCGAAGCGCAATCGCTCTGTGCGCTGGAAGCCCCGACGAAGTTCCCTCCGATCAGTGAACGCCTGCTTATTGCAGTCGATGACCCAATCGGGGTTGAGCCAGTCGAGCACGTCATAGTGGCAGCAAATGAGCACCACTCGTTTGTTAGCCGCGCGCGCGAACTTCTGCACGCAATGGCTCATGACCTTGGCCACGGTGCGATCCACCACGCTGGTCCATTCGTCAATGACGGTCACGCCGTCGACGAGGTGCGCCATCTGTAGCGCGGCCTCGGCGCGCGCCGCCTGCCCGGTCGACAGTGTGTGAGCTGGGCGAATCCAACACGGCACGGAGGTAAGCCCGACGCCCGACAGCCCGGCCGCGCACTGGTCGTAGGTCCATTCCTTGGGCAGTTGGTCGATGATCGGGCGCGCGGGATCAAGGCGCGTATGCAGCGCGTCCGCGCCATAGATCGAGCGGGCCAGCGTGCTCTTGCCCGATCCCGAGGCGCCGACAATCGCGCCCACATTGAACGGGCTTTCAATGTCGGCCAGCACGTCGAGCTGGTGCACGGACTTTTTCTTCTGGTCGATGTCGAGAGCATTCGCCGCGCAGGTACACCGGAACGAATCGGCAACCGGCGATTCCAGCCGAACGCGGTACGCCTTGAGCGGCGCAGCGGTCACGTCATCACCTTGACGCGCAGCCCGCGCCCGCGCAGTTCGTCGAAGTGCGATTGCAGAGTGGGTTCGTCATCGAATTCGAGCAGCAGCATGAACCGGCTGCCGCCCACGTCGGCGTTCTGCCGCTCGTCCATCACGGCATCGGCATCGCACAGCGAGCGCAGGTCCGCGTCACTGAACCCGATGGCCTTCGCCAGTTCGGAGTCGTCCACGAGCTGCATGTGATAGGCCAGCGATTCGCGGTCCCACGAACTGAGGCTGGCGAGCTGGTTGTCGGCGATCACATAGGCGCGCTTCTGCGCCTCGCTCCATCCGCGCGCCACCATGACGGGCACGCGTTTCAGGTCGAGACGTTTCGCGGCTTCGTGTCGTGCGTGACCCGCGATCAATTGGCCCGCCTCATCCACGAGCAGCGGAATCGTAAAGCCCCACCGTTTGATGCTCGAAGCGATTTGCTCGATTTGCCCCTCACCATGCAGCCGAGGGTTTCGCGGGTAAGGGGCGATGTCGTTGATATCGCGTAGCTCGGTCTCCGAGGCGGGCCAACTGGTTTCTTCGTCAGTGCGTTCGCGGAACTTCTCGCGCGTCGCGGGCGCGGGCGGCTGCTTCCGCATTTTCACGCGGCGATTGGTCGGCATCGGCGCGCCGCGCCCGCCTGCGGACGGCGCCTTCGGCTTGGTAGGTTCCTTCCCAGTGTTCATCACATGCCCTCGGCGAACTTGCTATCCAGTATGGCCCGAAAGCGGGCGCGCGCTTCGATCAGCATGGCTTCAAGGTTGCGCTCGGCGTCATCGTCGGACAGCTCGGAGTTTTCGATCAGCAGCGAAAACGCGTGAACGATGCCGCCATAAAACGCCTGCTCGGTCTCGCGCAGTTGCGTCTTGCTGGCGCCCGCCGGCAGCAGCGCAGCGTATTCGAGCCAGCCCGATTTAACGTCTCTCATGGTTGTGGGTCTCCGGCCTTTTCGATTTCGCGCAGTTCGGCGTAGCTCAAGCGCGGCAGCACCACGCGCGTCACGCGCCCGCAGTGCTGGCATTTGCATTTCGATTTGCGCTCCAATTTTTTCGCCTGCAGTTCCATGGCCGCGCGGCTGCGGTTCGCGCTGTCGTGCATGTAGACCACGTGCTGCCAGTATTCGATGAGCTGATAAATCCACTGCGTCGGCGACAGTTGCGCCTTGCACGCGACGCATTCGAGCGTGGCCTTGATCGGGTCGACTTCCACGCCGATGTGCGGACATTCGCCGTTCGGCACTTCGGCCCGCGTGACCATCGTGTCGCGCACGAGGTCGAGCGAAATCACTTTCGCGCCCTTCTGGTCGAGTAGATCGAAGCGGCGCTTATTCACGGGAAAAGTCCCGGGCGGCCTTCCGCCGTTTCCTTGGCCCGCAGGTCGGCCGAGATCAGATTGCGGATGCGCATCTCCTGTTCCCTGATCCAGTCGGCGCCGTGCGGTCGCCCGTGTTTCGTGCCGCCGCACGCGCACGCGCAGCGCGGGTGTTTCGACTTCTCGCAACGCTCGGCGTTGTAACGCATCAGCGCAATTTGCTGGCCCACGGTTCTCATCGCGTGTCGCGCCTCGGCGGCAGCTCGTTGTAGTCGCGGATTATCTGCAGCGCTTTGTCCACGCTGTCGGCAACGCCAGTAAACCAGCCCTCGGCTATGAAGCGCGCCCGCCATTCGTCTTGGCCGGTGGTCGTCCCACGGCCGGGTGCTTTCAGTTCCAGCGCGAAGCCGGAGAACGGCCCGCGCCGCGCCACGCAAATGAGATCGAAAACGCCGGGCTTGACGCCGAGCCCCTTGAAAATGCCCGCCAGCTTTTTGTTCTTGGCCGCGAGTCCGTTCGGCGGGTGGAACGTCATGTGCCACGTGGTCGGATAGCACAGCTCCCAGAACTGACAGCACGCCCGCTGGATGTCGTCCTCGGGGTGCTCGCGCTTTTTCTTGTTAGAGGCGATGGCTGTCACGTCGGCTTGCGCGATAGCACC